AGGTGCGTTACTCTTGGGACAGGATGAAGTGTGCGATGGGGCTGGAGCATGACAAACAGTTCGTGCCACACTGCCTTCGCCATACCTGTGCCTCTCGTCTTGTGCAGAGGGGCATCCCATTGCTTGTTGTGAAAGAATGGCTGGGTCATAATGACATCAAGATGACCCTGAGATACTCTCACCTGTGTCCTACAAACTTGGAAGATGCAGTGAAAGTTCTTGAGCCACGCAACAATGTGACAAAACTTGTGGCATAGTGGTGACGCTGTGACACTCATGTCGTTGTGGATACTGGCCTCAGACGCTTCCCTACAGGATGCTAATCTGTTGTTTCCTTTATCCACTCCGGCATACATACCTATAACAACCAAACTGGCTTGGACAATAGCCACCATCCACACTGGCATACGTTGTCGATGTGGGTGTCACACATAGGAGTGTATTGTAAATGTCGAGTGACAAACAAGTTCTACTAGAGCGTGAGATGCGAGAACATGGACTGTCTCGCTATCACAAAAACAACTTTAAGAAAGCTGAACGTCAGCAAGAGTCCACCACAGACTACGGCCAGCACCTTCTCAGGGCTACGCTTGATAGTCTTGATGTGGCTATCACTGACTATGTAGAGTCCAGCCTCAATGGTAAGGCTGGCAAGGCGGCAACGGGGGCTGTGCTTGTGTCAAGCCTTGAGCCATCGGTGCTTGCCATCATCACCCTCAAGGTGGTGCTGAACCAAATCACAAGGCAACGTGCCTTCACATCTACAGCCGTGTCTCTGGGCATGGCGATTGAGGACGAGCTTCGCATCCGTGCCTTTGAGGAGAACAACCCAAGGCTGATGAAGGTGGTGATGAAAGACCTTGAGTCTCGCTCATCATCCTACTCATACAAACGCAGGAAGCTGATTGAATCAGCGAGGCGTGACGGTGTTGAGTGGCAGTCATGGACACAGCGTGAACGCCTCTTGGTGGGTAACGCTATGATTGACCTGACCATCCAGCACACTGGTCTTGTCACGCACAAGATGGTCACCTCTGGTGGCAAGAAACGTAGGCTTATCCTACCAACCGATACTACGATGGAAGCCATCAAGGACTTGAATGCCTTCAAGGAAATCCTCAAGCCTGACTTCTATCCTTGTGTTGTCCCACCCCGTGATTGGATTAGCCCTTACGATGGTGGGTATCACTCGCACCACATCCGTCCATTGACAATGGTGAAGACGGATAATCACAATTACCTGTCGGAACTGAAACACTTTGATATGCCGCAAGTCTACGGTGCAGTCAACGCCATGCAAAGGACACCATTCAAAGTAAACACAGACATCTTGGATGTGCTTCGTGAGGTGTGGAGTACGGGTATCGACTTACCTACCTTGCCACCGTCAGAGAACTACCCTATCCCGGCAAAGCCACAGGACATTGCCACCAACAAGGAAGCACGGACAGCGTGGAAACGGGAAGCTGTCATCATCCATACGGAGAACAACAGGCTCGACTCCAAGCGGCTCTTGTTGAGAAAGACCATCGAAGTGGCTGACAAGTTTCAGGATGAGCCAGAGTTGTACATGGTCTACCAGCTAGACTTCCGTGGCAGGGCATACTGTGTTCCTAACTATCTCAACCCACAGGGCACTGACTTTGCCAAGTCACTGTTGGTCTTTGCTCACGGTAAAGAAATAGACGAGGGTGGGGCTTGCCACCTTGCCATCCACGGGGCTAACTGCTTCGGGTTTGACAAGGTATCTCTGCAAGACCGAATTGATTGGGTGCAAAAAAATCAGGAGCAAATCCTGTCTTGTGCATCTGACCCATTGGGTGACCTCTGGTGGGCAAAGGAAGCTGACTCACCATTCCAGTTCCTTGCCTTCTGCTTTGAGTGGGCTGGCTGGTGTGCCCAAGGTGATGGCTTTGTCTCTCACCTTCCTGTGTCTGCCGATGGCTCGTGTAATGGACTGCAACACTTCGCCGCCATGCTTCGGTCATCTACCACAGGCAAGGAAGTCAACCTCATCCCTGATGATGAACCACAGGACATCTATCAGAAGGTGGCTGACCGGGTGACTGAGAAGCTTGGCACGATGGATGACCCTCTGGCAAAACTCTGGCTGGAGTTTGGTGTCAAGCGTGGATGCACCAAGCGTCCGTGTATGGTGTTGCCCTACGGGGGTAAGCAGTATTCCTTCTCTGACTTTGTGATGGACTACATCGTAGAGCAGAAAGAGAAAGGTAATATGCACCCCTTTGGTGAGGATGCTTTCAAGGCATCAACCTTTCTTGCCAAGGTTATCTGGGACTCGATTGGTGAGATTGTCCATGCCGCAACAGACGCAATGGCATGGCTTCAGAAAGCATCACGGGTAGCCAGTAGCGAGGGCTTGCCAATCAGGTGGGATACCCCGTGCAACTTCCCGGTGCTTCAAGCCTACCCAGAAACCCGTCCGTTCAGGATTGAGACTAAGCTTCTTGGTTCTGCTTTCCGTCCTGCCTTGTACAAAGAAACAGGCAAGCTGGATAAGAACCGTCAGTCCAATGGCATCAGCCCCAACTTTGTACACAGCATTGATGCGGCACACATGATGATAACGATTGACGTTGCCAAGCAGTGTGAAATCTACAGCTTTGCGATGGTGCATGACAGCTACGGTACTCATGCGGCAGACGCAGAGTTGATGTGGTGGTGTCTCCGCAAGGCTTTCGTTGAGATGTACTCTCAGGTGGATGTCTTGGAAGACTTCCGCATTGACCTGTTGGATTTACTCCCAGCGCATCGTCATGCAGAGATTGACCCCGTGCCTACCAAGGGTGACCTCGACATTAGTGTTGTAGAGGACAGCCCATTCTTCTTCGCCTGATACTATCCACTCAGGCATTTAATACCCACCATATTAGACCAACAGAACATTCTGCTGGTCTTTCTACAAGAGGACACTATGGAAGAACTCCTTGAAATCTATGAAGAAATGGATGTCGCAGTACCTGTAGATGTCCTCACCGAAGCTGTAGGTAACTACGGTTTTATTATTGAAACCAACTATCCATTGGAGGATGAATAATATGGCAAATGATTTTGTCAGCTACACCACTAACACTGGTATCGCCATCTATCCGCATCTCACTCAGCCTGACACCAAGTTCAATGCGAACGGTGAATACAAGGTGAGCCTGTCTCTGACTGAGCAAGAGGCCGCACCTCTGAAGAAGCTGATTGAGCAAGAGAAAGTCAAGGCGATGGCTATGATTCCTGAAGGCAAGAAAGCCAAGGAATCGGATGACCCCTACTTTAACGAGACTGATGATGAGGGTCAGGAAACAGGACGCACGGTCTTCAAGTTTAAGATGAAGGCCAAGGTGCAGAACAAGCAAGGCCAGACGATTGAGCTACAGCCACGCCTGTTCGATGCACAAGGCACTATCTTTACACCCGACTCTGTGTGGGGTGGTTCTAAGATTCGTGTCTCGACTGACCTTGTTCCCTATTACGTTGCCGCTGTAGGTGCTGGTGTATCCCTGCGTCTGAAGGCGGTTCAAATCATTGACCTCAAATCAGGTGGGGGTGCTGATGCTTCGGCCTATGGATTTTCCGCAACGGAAGGATTTACTGCGCCAGAGAAAGAGACAGCCCCGGATACGGACTTCTCTGATGAAGAAGACTTCTAGAAAATCTATCTATCGAAGTGGACTTGAAGAGAAGGTTGCAGACGAACTGACCCAGCTTGGCGTGGACTTCCACTATGAGCCACCCGGCTGGGTGCAGTACAGAAAACCACCGTCTAAATACAAGCCTGATTTTGTCCTACCCAACGGCATCATCGTTGAGACAAAAGGACAGTTCCTAAGTTCAGACCGTTCCAAGCATAAGCTTATCAAGGAACAGAACCCGGACTTGGTAATCAGGTTTGTCTTCTCTAACTCTAAAACAAAAATCGGAAGCAAATCGAAAACAACCTACGGGATGTGGTGCAGTCGCTACGGCTTTGAGTATGCAGACAAGTCCATCCCTACTAGCTGGTTGAACGAGGAGCTATCCCCTCACCAGAAGGAAGCAAGTCTTTGCTTAGTGAAATGCAAACGAGAAACGAAACGAAAGAAATCATAGTCCACTGTGCGGCGACAAAGCCAAGCATGGACATCGGTGCATCTGATATTGATAGATGGCATCGGGAACGTGGTTGGCTGAAGATTGGCTACCACTTTGTTATCAAGCGAGATGGCACTGTCGAGACAGGCCGTGAAAAGGAAGAGGTTGGGGCACACGCCAAAGGCCACAACAGCGCATCTGTTGGCATCTGTATGGTAGGTGGTCTGTCTGAGGACAATGAGCCTGAGACAAACTTTACCGCAGAGCAATGGAGTGCGTTGGAGACTTTGGTAGATGACCTGAAAGAAACCTACCCGGACGCAAGCGTCATCGGTCACAACGACATCTCATCCAAAGCTTGTCCAACTTTTAATGTAGGAGAATGGTATGACGGATACAGCACTGCCTGAGTCAGTCTGTGTTCGCCACGAGCCATGTCCAGAGTGCGGTTCTAGGGATAACCTAGGCCGCTACTCAGACGGGCATGGGTACTGTTTCGGATGTGGTTATTATGAGAAAGCTGAAGAAGAAATGTTCCAATCCAGTGGCGAAGAGTTTGGCTTCACCTCAGTACAAGACGAGAGTAGTGAAGTCCAAGAAAGTGTATTCACGAAAGGGCAAATCAAAGCCCTTTCAAAACGTGGTATCAACCAAGATACCTGTCAAAAGTTTGACTACCGTGTTGCAAAACACAACGGGGTATCCTGTCAGGTAGCGAACTATCACCACAACCAGAAGCTTGTAGCACAGAAGCTCCGATACCCTGACAAGACGTTCAGTTGGATTGGTAATGCTACCGGGCTGTATGGTCAGTGGCTGTGGCGTGACGGTGGTAAGATGGTGGTGGTCACCGAAGGTGAACTCGACTGCCTTTCCGTCAGCATGATACAGCAAAACAAATGGCCTACCGTGTCCGTCAAGAATGGGGCACAGGGGGCGAAGCGTGACATACAGAAATCTCTTGAATGGCTTGAGAGCTTTGAAACAGTGGTGTTCATGTTCGACATGGATGACGCTGGGCAGTCTGCCGCCAGAGCCTGTGCCTCTGTACTCACGCCGGGTAAGGCAAAGATTGCACAGCTTCCCCTCAAGGATGCCAATGAGATGCTCATGGCGAACAGAGGGAAAGAGATTATCTCTGCCATCTGGGAAGCCAAGACGTTCAGGCCAGACGGTATCGTTCATGGCTCTGACCTATGGTCAACCATATCAACCAACGAGGTTGTCTATTCTGTGGACTACCCCTTCGTTGGCCTCAACGACAAGACGCATGGCCTTCGCAAGTCAGAGCTAACCACCATCACTGCCGGGTCTGGCATTGGTAAGTCAGCACTGGTTCGTGAGATTGGCTATGACCTAATCAAGAAGGGAGAGCGAGTTGGCTTCATCATGCTTGAAGAAACCGTTAAGAGAACGGCTCTTGGCCTCATGGGTTTACACCTCGACAAGCCTTTACATCTGGGTCTTGAGCCTGTTGAAGCTGATGCGCTTCGTGATGCTTTTGGTGCTGTCATCGGCAATGGCCGGGTTTATTTCTATGATGCTTTTGGTAGCACCGCTATCGAAAATCTCTTGGCTAGAATCAAGTTTCTTGCTAAAGGAGAAGAGTGCGATTGGGTTATTCTTGACCACTTATCTATTGTGGTTTCTGGTCTTGGGGACGGTGATGAAAGACGATTAATCGACAACGCAATGACAGCCTTGCGTACCCTTGTCCAAGAGACAGGAGTGGGGTTGATACTGGTGTCCCACCTCAAGCGGCCTGACGGTAACAAAGGCCACGAGGAAGGCGCACAGACCAGCCTGTCCCAGCTACGGGGTAGCCATGCTATCGCCCAGCTATCGGACATGGTGATTGGCCTTGAGCGTAACCAACAGGGTGAAGACTCCAACGTCACAACTATCCGTGTGCTGAAAAACCGCTTCAGTGGTGAGTGTGGGGTGGCTTGCCACGCAAAGTACAATCCACTGACGGGACGGATGCAGGAGTGCAATCCAGATTTTGAAGAGGTAGAGAATGAGTTCTAACATGAAAGATGTAACACGAGAAATGATGGTGTCTCAGTTCCAAAAGGCAATGGGGCAACCTATGAATGTTCCTTACTCAAAAAGTGATTTGCATTTACGGATGCGGCTTATCAATGAGGAAGTCAAAGAGCTAGAAGAAGAAGTTAAAAAAGCAAGGCGACAATTAGATGCGGATGCGAAGGTTTCTGATGAAGTCAAAGAAAACATCCTGAAGGAACTGTGTGACATCATGTATGTGGTGTCAGGGTTTGCTGTTACCTTCGGTCTTCCTGTCCAACCAGCCTTTGTTCGTGTTCACCACTCCAACATGAGCAAGCTCGTGGATGGCAAACCTGTGGTTGACGCTGGTGGTAAGGTACTCAAGGGTGAGAACTACTGCCCACCTAGCATGAAAGGTTTGCTATGAGATATGTGTTTGATTTAGAGACTGACGGACTACTTGATGATGTCTCTACCATACACTGTCTTGTCCTCAAGGACATCGACTCAGGTGAGATTATCAGCTACACCGATAACTGGCCTGAAGGTGCTAAGAGGTTGGAAGATGCTGACCTCATTGTAGGTCACAACATCATCAAGTACGACATTCCTGTATTGGAAAAGCTTGGTACGTTCCACCCCAAGGGTCTGGTGCGTGACACGCTGGTCTGCACCCGGCTCGTCTGGGCAGACATCAAGCAGTCAGACTTCACACGCACTGACTTCCCTTCCAAACTCATCGGCTCACACAGCCTACGGGCATGGGGTCACCGCATTGGTAACTACAAAGACGATTATCAGGGTGGCTGGGAAGCGTTCAATCAGGAGATGTGGGAATACTGCATACAGGATGTCGAGGTAACCAACACACTTTGGCAAAAGATTGTTGCCAAGGACTACAGTGAACAAGCAATGGAGCTAGAGCATGAGCTTACGCAAATTATTTTCCGGCAAGAAACTGCTGGATTTGCCTTTGACAGACAGGGTGCTTCTTCTCTCTATGCTCAACTCGCAACCCGGAAGCATGAGCTTGAAGAGGAACTCAAGAAGGCGTTCCCTGATTGGGAGATTAAAACGCCGTTTACTCCGAAGGTAAACTCAAAGAAGTTTGGCTACGAAAAGGGTGTGCCTACCTACAAGGTTAAGAAGGTAGAGTTCAACCCCGGTAGCCGTGACCATGTAGCTGACCGCCTGAAGAAACTGAAAGGCTGGGAACCTACAGAGTTTACCAATGATGGTAAGCCCAAGGTGGACGAAGAAGTTCTGTCACACCTACAGTACCCCGAAGCAAAGTTGCTTGTTGAATACTACACGCTCATCAAGCGGCTGGGGCAACTAGGCGATGGTAACCAAGCGTGGATAAAGGTAGAAAAACATGGGCGTATTCATGGTTCAGTCAACACTAATGGCGCAGTCACTGGAAGAGCCACTCATGCATTTCCGAATGTGGCGCAAGTCCCGGCCATCGGTGTTCCGTATGGGAAAGAATGTCGCTCACTCTTCACGGTTGCCGATGGCAATCGGCTGGTGGGCGTGGATGTAAGTGGCCTTGAGCTACGATGTCTAGCACATTTCATTGCAAAGTATGATGGGGGAGCATATGCGGATACCGTCATTAATGGCGACATCCATACAGAGAACCAGAAGGCGGCTGGGTTGCCCACCCGTAACCAAGCCAAGACCTTCATCTATGGATTCCTCTACGGAGCAGGGGCAGGAAAAATCGGGAGCATCGTTGGCAAGGGTGCAAAAGAAGGCGCAGTCCTCAAGTCAAGATTCCTGAAAAAACTACCAGCCCTAGACAAGCTAATCAAACAGGTGCAGAAAGCATCGCAACGTGGCTACCTTATCGGGTTAGATGGGCGACACCTCAAGGTTCGTTCACCTCATGCCGCACTCAACACTCTACTACAATCTGCTGGCGCACTTATCTGCAAGCAGTGGATTGTCGAATTTGACCGTGCCTTGAAAGAGGCTGGTCTTTCCGATTCATGTCAGCAAGTGGCATGGGTACATGACGAAATCCAACTAGAAGTAAAGGAAGGTATGGCTGATGAAGTCGGACAACTCGCAGTTAAATGTATCGGTAGGGCAGGAGATTTCTTCGGAGTTCGATGTGAACTCACTGGAGAATACAGAGTCGGTAGAAACTGGGCTGAAACCCACTAAGGAGAACCGTAAGAAGTTCGACATCGACTTGGCCTACGGGCAGATGCACGAAGACCAAATCATTGAGATGCTACGAGACAAGAAGCTTGAGGTAAAGACTGAGCGTGGGATGTGGACTAAGACAGGAAACATTGCCATTGAGTTTGAGTCTTACGGCAAGCCTTCGGGCATCAACGCTACGGAATCAGACTACTGGTTTCACAAGCTGGCAGTAGATGATGAAATCTTCTGTACGCTGGTCTTCGATGTACCAACATTGAAGAAGATTGTTGAGAAGCTTGACTACCACAAGGTTGTCAAAGGCGGTGACCATTACGCATCGAAGATGTTTCTGGTGAATCTGTCGAAGCTGTTCTCAACGGACACCCTTAAACTTTACCGTCAACTATCCACTGAGGTATGATATGCACAGAACATTGCTAATAGATGGCGACATCGTGGTCTATCAATACTCAAGCACAGTCGAGCATGAGATTGATTGGGGTGACGATGTGTGGTCATTGTGGGCAGATGCTAAAGAAGCCCAACAGTTAATCCTACAATACCTTGACATTCTCGTTGAGGAAACTGCGGCAGACGATTTCATCTTCTGCTTCAGCGACAAGGATAACTTCCGCAAGGACATCGACTCCACTTACAAATCAAACCGCAAAGGCAAGCGCAAGCCCGTCTGTTATAAGGCAGTCAAGGAATGGATTACAGACCATTACAAGACTGAGACTTGGCAGGGGCTAGAGGCTGACGATGTGATGGGCATCATGGCTACGGCAGATATGCTGGCTGGTGAGAAGGTAATCGTGTCAGAAGACAAGGACATGAAGACCATCCCCGGCTTGCTCTGGCGTTCAGGCGAGATGCTCAACATCAGTCAGGAACAGGCCGACTATTACCACCTGTATCAGACCCTAGTGGGTGACTCTACAGATGGCTACCCCGGCTTGCGTGGTGTGGGTGACAAGAGAGCGACAGAGCTACTCAAGACACCTACATGGGAAACCGTACTCAAAGCCTTTGAGAAGGCTGGGCAGACCGAAGAGGACGCTCTCGTCCAAGCAAGGCTGGCTCGTATTCTCCGGGCTAGTGATTACAACTTTGAATTTGGTCAGCCAAATATGTGGAGTCCTGAATGACACTACCAACCAACGCAGAGGAACGTAAAGCCATCCCCATCTATACCGGGTTTGTCAAATACTTTCCTGATGCAATGGCCGCTGTCGCCAAGATATCCCTGAAGGGTGGCATCCAGCATGGGCAAACGCCTGAGACATTGCATTGGGACAGGTCTAAATCAGGTGACGAACTAGATGCCATGATGCGTCATGTGATTGACGAGGATTGGGCACAGGTAGCTTGGAGAGCTATGGCTAACCTACAAAAGCAAATCGAAGAGGAACAGAATTAATGATACCTAACCAGCACTACGGGATGACACTCCCTATCTCAGAAGAAATTGACGCTATCAAGTACAGGCAGACAGGGGAAGACTTTTACTCAAAGGTTGTCCGTATTGCTGGGGCGTTGAAGGATGACCCTATCCACTTTGAAACATTCAAGGACATCCTTCGTCATATGAGGTTTCTCCCTGCTGGTAGAGTCCAAAATGCTATGGGTGCGGCACGGCAGACAACAGCGTTCAACTGCTTTGTCTCCGGCACTATCGAAGATAGCATGGACTCTATCATGCACCGGGCAACACAGGCCGCAGAAACCATGCGGCGTGGGGGTGGCATCGGCTACGACTTCAGCCGCCTTCGCCCACGGGGTGACCGCATCAAATCTCTCGACTCCAAAGCCTCTGGTGCTATCAGCTTCATGGGCATTTTTGATGCCGTGTGCCAGACCATTGCGTCATCTGGTCACAGGCGTGGAGCAGAAATGGGTGTTCTCCGCATTGACCATCCCGATATCGAAGAGTTCATCACAGCCAAGAACAACAGCGACAAGCTGACAGGGTTCAACATCTCCATCGGTGTAACAGATAAGTTCATGCGGTGCTTGGAAGATGGCACTCCGTTCCCTCTGGAGTTTGAGGGCGAGGTCTACAAAGAGGTAGACCCTGAGAACCTCTGGGACATGGTGATGCGTAGCACATGGGATTGGGCAGAGCCGGGTGTTCTGTTTATCGACACCATCAACAAGATGAACAACCTACATTACTGTGAGAAAATCGAAGCCACTAACCCATGTGGTGAGCAACCTCTGCCACCATTCGGTGCGTGTCTGCTGGGTTCTTTCAACCTACCGAAGTATGTGCTTGATGGTAAGTTTGACTACGGCCTATTCATCAATGACATCTATCAGGTTGTTAGGGCGATGGACAACATTGTTGACCGTACAACCTACCCACTGACAGAGCAGGAAACTGAAGCAAAGAACAAGCGTAGGATGGGGCTTGGTGTTACAGGCTTGGCTAACGCTGGTGAGATGTGTGGTCTGCCATACGCCTCTGAGCAGTTTATGGAGTTTACTGAGACTGTGCTTGAGTGCTTGCGTGACCACTGCTACTCCGCATCGGCTGACCTTGCAGAAGAGAAGGGTTCGTTCCCTCTGTATGACCAATACCACTATATGCAGAGCAAGTTCATCAAGACCCTGCCGACATGGGTACAGGAAAAGATTGAACGTCAGGGCATCCGTAACTCGCATCTGACATCCATCGCACCTACCGGGACTATCAGCCTCACCGCTGACAACGTGTCGAGTGGTATTGAGCCACCCTTCAGCCTCTACTATGACCGCACCATCCAGCAGTTTGACGGGCATCAGGTACAGCGTGTCGAGGATTATGCTTACCGTCAGGGTGTCTCTGGCCGTACTGCCAACGAGATTTCAGCAGAGGAACACCTCGCTGTTCTGGCTCTGTCTTCTCAGTTTGTCGATAGTGCTGTCTCCAAGACCTGTAATGTGGGTGACAATGTGACCTACGATGAGTTCAAGAACCTGTATTACAATGCGTGGAAACAAGGATGCAAAGGAATAACTACCTTCCGTGCCGCTGGAAAAAGGTATGGAATTTTGAACGAGGTAAAAGAAGACGAGCCAAACGCAGAAGCTTGCTTCATTGACCCGGATACTGGTCTAAAGTCCTGCGAATAATACCCACCATATAAGAGGACTAGAATGTCTAAAGAAAATAAACAAGTAGAACACTTGCCCGTCACAGTGGTTCAACTAATAGATACACTAGACCATGTATTTCCTGAAGAATCTGCCCGACTAGAGTGGTCAGACAGAGAGGTTTGGGTAAAGGCTGGTCAAAGGTCTGTCGTTAATTGGTTGTTAGAGTTGAAAAGACGGGATGAAAACCCTAACAATATTGAGGATGGATAGATGTGTGACCCAGTTACAATTATAGCGTCTGTCGGAACAGCACTTTTAGCTAAAAAAGTCACTGACGATGCCGCTAAAAAA